CTTGATATTTTCTCCGGGGGTGGTTTTTTACTAGATGTTTTCACACTTCATATACACCTCTGGGCTGTTTCATATTCACTTCCCCAGAGTAGTAAGTCATGTTACCTGTTTTAACCTCCATTAATGGCCTGAACCGTTTTTCGAGTCTCCTTTCACGGTGTAAAAAGTCTATCTAATCTTGACAAAAACCGCGCCAGAGGTGTGTATAAAGTGTGAAAACTAAATGATATTTTTAGCAAAGGAGTACTAAAATGGCAAGAAAGGTAAGGGTGCATTCTGAGGATGACGAAGAACGGAACGAAAGAAGGTCTGCTCCAGCGTTATCGTCAGAGGCAAGAGAGCAAGAGCTCATTAATGAAGCCCTCAATCTAGCCGCAAAGCAGATGCGAGAGGGCACTGCATCATCACAGGTTATAACCCATTTCCTAAAGCTCGGAACTGAGCGCGAAAGAACCGAAAGAGAACTGTTGATACTCAATAAGGAGCTGGTAAGAGCTAAGACAGAAGCTTTGGAGGCAGCTAAGCGTAATCAGGAGATGTTTGAAAGAGCTGTTAAGGCTATGGGAGTTTATAACGGGGACGACGATGGTTACGACGACGAAGATGAGTACGACGATTACGAGGATGAGTACTATGACTAGTATTCGAAACGCCAGTGATATTCGTACCTACACAAAATTGTTAACGTTCAATACTTTTGAGGATCGATACGCATACTTAAAGTTGGACGGCGTCGTTGGTAAAGATACATTCGGACCGTATAGATATTTGTACCAGGACTTTCTGCATTCAACCGAGTGGAGAAAGATTCAACGAGAAGTATTAGTCAGAGATAGAGGACTAGATCTCGGATGCGAAGGATACGAAATTTACGGAAAGATATTTTTGCACCATCTGAATCCCATATGTCCAGAAGACATACTCGACAGAACTGAGTATTTGCTTAACCCGGAGTATATAATCTCCACGTCTAAGCATACCCACGATATGATTCACTATGGCATGCCCGGTGATTCAGCATATCCAGTTTTAGTGGAGAGAAAGAAAAACGATACTATACCATGGAGGTGCTAAAATGGAAGCCGACAAGACAAATTACAATAAAATACCGAAGAAGAAACCAATCGAATCGGTCGAACCAGCAACTTCTGAAAACGCTGTAAAAGAAGAGCCAGTCGTAACATACGTTAAGGCTAAGATTATAGGATGCACAAATCTTAACTTGAGAAGTGGTCCGTCATTTGATGCTGAGGTACTTAAAGTCCTTAAAGCCGGAACTGAAGTTAAGCTTGATGAATCTGATAAACAGAACGGATTCACCAGAGCAATTGTTGGCTCTACAGTTGGTTATCTTAAGAGCGAATATGTTGGGAGGGTTGAATGATGCGTAACGATTACACCGATTACATTTCGCATTCATCCCCAAAACACAAATACCTCGCCAAAGTTGGATCCCGATACTTCTATGATCGGGATGAATACAACGCATACAAAAACAATAAAAACAAATCAAAATCCAGTGCAACGCTAAGCTCCAAAGCAAATTCTATTTGGAACGGACGCGCTGCTGGAATCCATCAGACCCCAACTAGAGGCGTTGCTGGAAAGGCCTACACTGTAAAGAAAAGTGCGACATCTGCTGGAAAAACAATCCAGTCAAAGATTGGAAGCGTTCTCAAAGGACGAAACCCTGGAATCCATCAGACACCTTCTGGCGGTCTTGACCATCTCGCTTACAAAGTGAAGAAGACTACTACAAGGGCGACAAATCTCGTTAAGAATTCGAAGGCAGGTCTTATTACTAGGGATGTTGCCAAATCCGCCGGAAGATCAGCAAAGAATTTCTTTGTTGGTGATGGCAGACACGCAAGTGGTCTTGAGAAAGCTACATGGAAAGCTCAGGGCAAGCTTGCAAAGGCCTCTTACAATGCTAAGAAGTTTATAGATGTAAGCAAGCCTAAAGTTGAGAAAGCAGTATTCAACGCTGGTGTTCAGTATAGAAAAGCTGAAAAGAACTTCAAGGAGAATGTTGCTCCTAAACTTAAGAGCGAGGCAAAAGCTCTCATCAAGCGTATGAAACAGGAAATTAATTCAAGAGAAAGTGTAGGTCTTAAGACTTACAACAGAATCAACAGCGCTTACGACGATGTACTTGATAAGGTACGTAATTCTGATATGGACGAAGTTGATAAGGCTATGATTGAAAAGAACATCAACAGAGCAAAGAACGATCTTGAATTAGCAGCCAAAGCTTCAAGAAAGAAAAAGAAGGTGAATCAAAATGCGTAATGATTATACTGATTACATTCAGCACGGATTCCATAAATACGTTGCGAAAGTAAAGACTGCATCAGGCAACAAATACTTCTATACGCAGGATGAGTATAATGCTTATCTCAGAGGTGGTAGACAGCCTGGTATTCATCAGACACCTACAAGAGGTCTTGATGGAGCAGCTTATACAGTGAAGAGTAAAGTTAACAATGTGTTATCTTCTGCTAAAAGCTCATTAAACAAAACCAAAAATACAGCGATTAACGGACGTATGCCTGGTATTCATCAGACGCCTACAAGAGGATTGTCTGGAGCAGCATACACAGCAAAGAATAAAGTGGGTAAAGCTGTAAAGAGTGCGGGAGCAACAATCGGATCCACAAAAGTTACAAGTGCTAAAAACGGGCCTCAGGCACCGGCTTCCATTTATGGAAAGCATAAGGTCAATAATGCCACTAACAGAGTTAAGAATGCGGCAGTCAGCATTAGAGATAAGACAATCGGCGCTCCAGATTCTAATTCAGCTTATAGAGTTGTTACTAGAAAAGCTAAGCGTATGGTTGGTGATGCTGGAAGAGCTCTTGATAGAACATTCGGACATGGCGAAAAGAACAACCGTATGAATGCTCCTGAAAGAGCAATAAGCAAGGCAAAGGACAAGATTAATTCTCTGCATTACAAAGTTACAAAGAAGATTGATAATCTTAAGGGTGATGTTTCAGAAAATCTTGCAGCAAAAATGTCCAAGTCAGTTCAGAAGCTTAGAAACAGCATTCGTGGTTCTGGAGCATCTTCTGAAGAAATTAAGATGATGAACGACAAACTCGACAAAATCATGGCTCAGATTGAAGAAAGCAAGAAAGAGCCAATGAGAAACACTGGTTCTCACCCAGCATACAATCAGGGTGTTGTCACATACAAGGACTACACACCATCAAGGGGTTCCAAGCCTTCTAACAATCAGGGTGTAACTGGCTTCACAGGAAACAAAGCGGCTCAGGGTTCCAGACCAACAGACAATCAGGGTTACGTTTCCGCAAAGAATCGTAAGAAGTATGCAAAAGCTGCTAGTGGAAAGAAAAGCTATAAAAACATGGCTGAAAACTATAAGAAAGCAGTCAACTCTGCAAAAGCCGAACGTAAGCGTGATAATATGACAGCCGCAGAAAGAGATTATTACGATCAGATGAATAATCTGCTAAGCTACGCTAAGAAGAAGAAAAAGAAATAAGGTGAATCAAAATGAGTATACTTTCAGACGTTAAGAAAAGTATTCCGATTCCAGCAGACTCTGACGACTTTGACGATGAAATACTACCGTTAATAAACGGGGCATTCTTTAATCTCAAACAACTTGGCGTCGGCCCAGAAAGCACATTTATGGTTGACACAGATTCCGAATGGTCCGACTTCGATTGTAAGGAAGACGCGTTAGGAGCAGTCAAAATGTACATTGGTCTGAAAGTTAAGCTTTTGTTTGATCCGCCTCAGAGTGGTTCAGCGATGAACGCATTGACAGAATCCATAAAGGAATTGGAAGTACGTCTTGAATGGAACGCTGATTACGACACATGACGGAGGTGGCTAAATGATAGTTGCTAACGAACGTGATGAAGAACTATATCATCACGGAATTGTAGGCCAGAAATGGTATATCAGACGTTATCAGAATCCTGATGGTTCACTTACCGACTTGGGTCGTAAGAGGTATTCAAAATCAAAATCATTCAGGAAAAAGATTAACACAGAACTAAAAAAGATGGAGGAAGCTAAACGTGCTGCGGAAACTCCGGAGCAGAAAAGAGCCAGACTCCTCAAATCAAACAACGCAGCCGAAATAATGAGAGACGTAGGACTATTGTCAACTGATGAAGTCCGAGATCGAGTTAATAGGCTTAAAGTTGAAAAAGAGCTCGCTTCGTTTGTTCAGAAAGAACCAACTAAAACTGAGAAATTCGCAACGACAGTTAATAAAGCTGCTAAAGGCGTTGACGACGCTATCCGATGGACTCAGACTCCAACTGGAAAGATCATCACAAAACAGATCAAGAAGAGTTTGGGAATTAAGAGTCCAAAAGTTGATTACGAGAAACTTCTCGGTAAGCTTGACACAATGTCTAATGACGAAATTCAGCAGTGGGGCGCTAGACTTAAGACCGAAGAGAAGATGCGCAGTAACATACGTAGTATCTTAAAGTCTTACGAAAGCGCTGACAATCAGGTTAATAACGGTAACAACATCTCTAATGAAAATTATGAGAACATAATGAAGGCCATCAAGGAACTTAGAGATGAAATAGAATCGAGCTAATAAAATAATAAAAGGGGACTAAACCATGTTGTCAAACACCGCCACGCCAAAATATTATGGCGAGTTTAGAGCCGCCGTGCTACGTGGTGAAATACCAGTGAATGAGAAAATCAGCATGGAGATGAATAGAATTGACGATCTGATAGCAGATCGTCAATTCTATTACGACGACAAGAAAGTCGAAGGGTTTATACAGTTTTGTGAAAAGGAATTAACCCTTACTGACGGCTCTGACGTTCAATTATTACCGGTGTTCAAACTCTGGGCTGAACAGTTATTCGGTTGGTATTACTATGTCGACCGAATGATTCCTGTACCTGGCAAGAAAGGTACACGAGGACGGTATGTAAAGAAAAAGATACTGAAACGATTAATAAACAAACAGTATTTGATTGTTGCTCGAGGTGCAGCTAAATCTATGTATGCGTCATTTCTGCAGTCATACTATTTGGTAGTTGATCGCTCCACTACAAAACAAATAACTACGGCCCCAACTATGAAATTGGCCGAAGAAGTTATAACACCAATGGCTACAGCTATAACGCGTGCCAGAGGACCTGTATATCAGATGCTTACTTATGGAACCATATATAGCAATGGTTCTATGATTAACAAGAAACTTCTTTCATCAACAAAGAAAGGCATCGAGAACTTTCTTACGAATTCTATATGTGAAGTGCGTCCTATGACCATTAATAAACTCCAGGGTACAAGAGCCAAGATAGTAACTATCGACGAATGGCTTTCTGGTGACCTTAGAGAGGATGTAATAGGAGCCGTTGAACAGGGTGCTTCTAAGAATGACGATTATGTCATCATCGCCATATCTTCAGAAGGTACAGTTCGTAATGGTCCTGGTGATACCATCAAGATGGAATTGATGGATATTTTGAGAGGCGATTACATCAACCCTCATGTATCAATCTGGTGGTATTGTTTGGACGATATAAAAGAAGTTGCTGACCCAGATATGTGGTTAAAAGCAAATCCTAACCTAGGAAAGACCGTAACTTACGAAGTATACCAATTGGACGTTGAGAGAGCCGAGAAAGCCCCAGCGACAAGGAATGATATTTTGGCAAAGCGATTCGGAATTCCTATGGAGGGATACACATACTTCTTTGCTTACGAGGATACACTTGTTCACGATAGGCATTTCAACTTTAAAGGATGCGGATGCGCTCTTGGCGCTGACTTATCCATGGGTGATGACTTCTGCGCTTTCACATTTCTATTTCCGCTTGGGGCTAGAGGATTTGGCGTTAAGTGTAGATGCTACATTACGGAAACCACACTATATAAATTACCGTCGGCTTTGAGACATAAGTATGACGAGTTTATACGAGAGGGAACGTTGGTGATTATGGAAGGAGTTAATTTGGATATGATGCAAGTTTACGATGATATAGACGAACACATAATTCAAAATGACTACGATGTTAGAGCATTCGGATATGACCCATACAATTCAGTCGCATTTATCGACAGGTGGACCAGAGAGAATACTCCTTTCGGTGTTGTCAAAGTACCTCAGGGTGCTAGAACAGAATCAGTTCCGCTTGGCGAAATTAAACATTTAGCAGAGCAGAGGATTTTGTTATTTGACGAATTGATATTACAGTATTGTCTCGGAAATGCTATAACACTTGAAGATACAAATGGTAACAGAAAGCTTTATAAACGGCGCAGCGACGAGAAGATAGATTCCGTTGCCGCACTGCTCGATGCATTCGTTGCCTACAAAGCAATACCTGACGCATTTGACTAAGGAGGTGACATTATGGCGATTAGTAAACCTGCATCACGAGTTGAGGAGTTACTCTATGCTATCTACCAGAATGGTGGAGGCGGAGGTGGGGGTACCAGTAATGTTTACAGAAACACAACTGAGTATTGGAACTCCCAGACAGATATTTCAGAACTCAATGCTATGTACATTTACGTTGACTATGATACAGATGAACATGGCTTAGTACCAGCACTTAAAATTGGTGATGGTGTTCACACTGTTGCTAATTTAAGATTCATAAGCGCGGGTTCTGCGGCTGAAATCACAGATGAAGATGTTGATAGCTGGAATAATAAGGTTACAGCAAGCATCGACACTGAGGATCCGGAGAACATCGTAATTTCACACTAATTCACATTTATAGGAGGAAAACACAATGGCTGATCTTTCAAAACTTACCTTTAATGGCGTTACTTATGACCTTAAGGACGCAGTAGCAAGAGAAACAATGGCTGGGGCAATCAAGATCCTTGGCACAACTACTACAGCACTCACTGATGAAGCAACAACAAACCCAATCACAGTAAACAGTGAATCAGTAACAGCTGTACAGAACGACGCTGTATTCTACAACAGCAAGGAATTCGTATTCGATGGTACTTATTGGCATGAATTTGGTGATATGACAGGTCTTGGCGATCTCGCTCAGCATGACCTTGATGACATCGAACTTGAAACAACAGTATCACAGGCTACAGCTGAAACAACAGTATCACAGGCTACAGCAACAACAGCAGTAGCTACAACAACTAACGAAACGGCTACAGTAGCTCCAGCAGTATCGGGTGAAACCACCTATACACCAGCTGGTACTATCACAGGCACAGCTATCGGCTATGGTGCAGGTGAATCATGGAACGCTGTAAGTGTAAGCGTTGGCGGCACAAGCGGTGAAACACTCATCATTGCAACAGCGTCCGAACCAACAATCAGCACACAGGGCACATTCGCAGGTACTGGTGTAAGACTCGAAACAGGTAATATCGCTGTTCCGGCTACATTCACAACAACAGTATCTGCTCAGACCGCAGAAACAATCGTATCTGCTCAGACAGCTGAAACAACTGCAGCTTATACTTCATAATTCAAAATATTTTTTAAAAAGGGAGGATGTCAGAAATGGCAGATATCTCAAAAATAACGGTTGATAACGTCAACTACGATATTAAGGACGCCAGCGCACCTTTGAGGCAGTTTTCAAACTACTCTAAAACTGGCACCCTCCCTATCACTTCTAGTGACAACACTCAGACAGCGATAGGAAAACTTGAGAATGCTGTAAATGCCAACCAAACAAATATTTTGTCGGTTGAAGACATGATAACTGACAAGGAGTTTGATTCTACACAGTCGTATTCTATTGGCGATGTTGTAACTTACGAACATAAACTTTACAAGTTTAAATCAGCACATTCAGGTGCATGGTCTACATCTGACGTTGACCAGATTACAGTAATCGCATATGTTGATGATCATAGCGGTGGCGGTGGCGGAGCTGTTAGCGGTGTAAAAGGTAACGCTGAAAGCACGTTCAGAACAGGTGATGTTAATCTTACTTGTGATAATATAGGTGCTTCTCCTAATGATCATTCGCATGGAAGCATAGGCAGAAATGGCGATATATCGGATGATGTTACGATAGGAAATAATGACAAACTTCTTATAAAAGACTATTCAGATAGTAATAGGATTAAGACAAGCTCTGTATCATTTGATGGCGCAACCAGTAGTCAGTGTCTTACAAAAGCTGGCACATGGGCGTCATTTAATAATTATACGCATCCGTCAGATGGCGCTTCCGGATATTATGGTCAATCGACAAACATAAGTCCTGGAGTTGGTGGCACTTTTAGTGATCCTTATATTCATGTAAATAGTAAAGGACATGTGGATGCAGCGATTACCAGAACAATAACACTTCCGTCTAATGCAACAACAAGCAGTTCAGGTTTCATGTCATACAGCGATAAAACCATGGTTGATAATCTTGGCGGTCAGTCTATATCGGCGGCAAATTTCAACAACCTCAAAACACCAGGATGCTATTGGATTCCGTCAAGCGGTAGTTCAAATATGCCGTGGAAAAACGGTGAAAAAGTGCATTTGCTTGTTTACCAACCAGATCCTTCAAGCACACAAAATATTGTACAAATAGCAAGGGCTATCAACTACCCGAAACAGATGTTTATCAGGACTTGCTATAGCGGTACGTGGACTAGCTGGTTTAAATTTGAAGGCACAGAAGTAACCTAATTTAAGGAGGAGTAACTATGTATTTTTATGTAGTAATCGTTCAAAATAACGAAACACAGACCATTTATCGTTATGATTCATATAATGAAGCACTTGCTGCTTATCATGCTGAATTAGCATACAGAGGAGAGGGCAGAACAAGTACAAAGTGTGCAATTTTAGATAATGACTTATCGCTTATTATACAGGAAGTTTATAACGGAGAACCGGAAGCATAAGGAGTCGTACAATGTATAATTACAACCCGTGGTCACAGCAGATGCAGAATATGATGTCTCAGATGGCCACACAGAACAATCCTCAGATGCCGCTTCCTCAGCCGCAGACAGTTCAGATACCGACTGTTCATGGCATTGAAGCAGCAAGGAATTACACACTCCCTCCGTCAAGTTCAGCAATAGTGATGGACGCTGATGATTTGATCTTCAACGTTATTATTACTGACTCAAACGGCATAAAGACTCTTAAACGTTACAAGGGAGTAGAAATTACTGAGGAAAACACGCAGTCTACAACGGATTACGTGTCCAAAACCGAATTTAAATCATTAGCAGATAAGGTTAATAATCTTTCTTCTATAATTAATAATTCTAATAACAATAATAAAGGTGATAAAAGATGAATCCGTTAATGTCATTACTCACAAACAACCAAAACCGTCAAAATGGTTTTCAGGACAAGAATTCGGTAATGAGAGCTGCGTTTCTTGCAATGATGTCTGGTCAGAGTCCACAGGAATTCCTCAAGACTTTACCACAGTGTCAGGGCATGGACTTAAGCAATTTAACGGAGGCATCTAAAAAACTTTGCAAATCAAAAGGTATCAATTACGAACAGGCTAAACAGTCTGTTTCAAACGAGATAAACACTATTTCTAAGGAGAGATAACCATGAATGAAAACAGTTTCTTTTCAGGCGATTGGCTTGGCGCATTTCTTATCATCGCAGTAATGTTCGGTGGTTTCGGCGGTAATGGTCTCGGTTGGGGCGGTAACAATGCTGCTCTCACACAGATGGATCTCAACAATGCTCTTGCAAACCAGACAAACCAGCAGACATTAGAAAATATTATGCTTTCTAGTGCAAACAACAACTATGAAACACTCAAAAATACTAACGATCAGACGATGTTCCTTGCCAACCAGAATAACACAAACCTTATCAACGGCATTCAGAACTTCAACCAGATTTCAAGTCTTTTAACGAATGGATTCAACACTGTAAACCAGAACATGTGTAACGGTTTCAATCAGGTTAACCAGAATCTTGCAAGTCTTGGCTATCAGATGGATCAGTGCTGCTGTGCAATCAAGACTCAGATGCTTCAGGATCGTCTCGATGATGCTAGATCAGCACTTGCTAACGCTCAGGATATAGCGAACAACTCTGCACAGAGCGCTTACATCCTTTCACAGCTTGGTAAGTTCGTTCCTAATGCACCAGCTACAACTACAGCAGGCTAATGATGACTAAAGAGCAAATTGAGAAGTACAGATGCAACCTTGCGGACTCTATAATAAAGTACATGACAGCTCCTGTTAATACTAAGTATGTTGAAGCCGTAGATTCTATGATTCAGTGTTACATGCATATCTCTGAACTGGAGAAGATCATAGATAAGGACTTCGACTTTACTCCGGAAAAAGCCGAATCTTGGCTTCTAAATATGGAGAATGGTGATGGAACAAAGGGTCCACACTGGACTTTACAGCAGACAAATGCTTACAAACCAGATGGCGTATCTGAGTATTGCTGGGAGTGTGTTCTCAATATGATGTACTCAGATTACTATGCAACAGCGGTCAAACACGGTGTAAACAAGGTCGATTTCTATGTTGATCTTGCTAAGGAATTCCTGTTTGACAAGGATGCTAAAGGTCCTAAAGAAAAGGTTGCAGCATATTACAATAGCATAGTTGCTAAATAGGATTTTATGAAAGGGGGTTGGAAATATGAAGAAGGATGAACTTGTAAAACATGCTCTTGCAGACGTTGGCAAGAACCGAAGTGAAGTTGGATGTGCCGGTGATTACCCTTGGTGTGCACACTGGGTTTCTAACAAACTCGCTGGTTGCAATATGTCCGAAGGCGTGTGGTCTAAATCTTGTACCGAGATGCAGCGCTGTATGGACAAGTCGAAGTTTTGGTCTGAACCTGAAACATGGCCGGAACCAGCTGATGTTATATTCTTTGACTTTGACCATGCAGCAGAAGCCAAGCCTCTCGATCATGTCGGAATTGTAACAGATTTCGACGAAAATACTGGGACTGTTGAATACGTAAACGGTAATGGCGACGATCCGTTACATATTACAAAACAGACAATAAGCGTTAACAGCGCGTATGTAGCATACTGGATGAGATATGTTGAAAACCCAGAACAAGAGCCCAAGGAAGACAATACGTTCGACGCAAACCTTAGAGTTCTCAAACGAGGCTGTAAAGGAAACGACGTCAAGTCTCTCCAGCGTTTATTATTTGCCGATGGATATTCAGTTGGATCTGCTGGAGATGATGGAGATTTTGGCTCAAAAACAGAATCTGCCGTTAAGAACTATCAGACAGACCACCATATTACATCTGACGGAGTTGTAGGACCAGAAACATTCAAATCTCTTTGGGGGTGTTGACATGTCTCCAATGTTTAAAACCCGAATATCCAATCTCCTTACTGTTAAATCCATAGTTACTTTCTCCCTAACATCAGCGTTCGTCTACCTAAGCATCATAGGAAAAGTCCCAGTAGAACAATACATGACTATTTATACTGTTATTATTGGTTTTTACTTTGGTACGCAGGTGGATAAGAACAAATAGGAGGTGAAACGTCAAAATGGATAAAGTATCAATACGAGATCGAATTGCAAACGGCTGGAATGCCTTTGTTAACGGTCTCAAAGGTAATACTGCATATTCAGAAGGCGTGCAATCCTACTCATATAAACCAGATAGCCATAGATATTCTTACGGTATGGATAGATCAATCATATCATCAATACTAACTAGAATAGCACTCGACTGCGCTCAGACAGACATAAGACATGTAAGGCTGGACGATAACGGACGATACATTGAAGATATGGATAGTGGTTTAAATGAATGTCTAACCACAGAAGCAAATCTTGATCAGACTGGATTTGACTTTAGGCTTGATATTGTTTCTTCTTTGCTTGACGAAGGCGTTGTTGCTTTAGTGCCGACGGACACTGATTCTAACCCGTATAATGGCAGTTTCGATATATTACGTATCAGGGTTGCCAAGATACTTGAATGGTTTCCGGATTGCGTCCGAGTAAAAATATACAACGAACGCACTGGCAACAAAGAAGAGATAATCATGCCGAAGAGACAGGTAGCGATTATACAAAACCCGTTATATGCGATAATGAACGAGCCTAATGGTACGTTATCTCGTTTGAAACGTAAATTTACATTACTTGACTCTGCCGATGAAAGCGCGTCAAATGGAAAACTTGACTTGATAGTACAGCTTCCATATCAGACGAGGGCAGACGCAAGAAAGAAACAGGCTGAACAGAGAAGAGCCGACATTGAACGACAGCTCACTGACGAAAAGTATGGTATAGCATACATTGACGCTACTGAGAAAGTTATTCAGTTAAACAGACCAGTCGAGAATCAGTTGTTATCACAGATTGAGTTCTTGACGAACTTGCTATTCTCACAGCTTGGCATAACGCAAGAAATCCTTAATGGTAGTGCGGACGAGCAGACGATGCTTAACTACTACCAGAGGACTATAAATCCTATTATACAGGCAATAACGTCTGAAATATATAGGAAATTCATAGGCAAAACCGGAAGAACTCAGAAGCAGTCAATCATTGCTTTTAGAGATCCGTTTAAGCTCGTTCCATTGAGTAAAATAGCAGAGATAGCTGACACATTCACAAGAAATGAAATATTGTCAAGCAACGAAGTTAGACAGCTCATAGGAATGAAACCATCCAACGATCCAAAGGCGGATGAACTTATAAACAGCAACCTCAATCATAACGAGGAAGCTATAAACCCAGAAATGTATCAAGAAGAGGGATATGAAGAATACCCTCAGGAAGAGGAGGAAATGTAAATGAAGTTACATAATACTGAAATCAATCTTCACGGTATGGAACTTTCAAAGTCAGACCATACACCGGCAACAAAGAAGTATGAAGAAGCTAATGACCAGCACATCAGAAAGATTGTTGTATATGCAGACGCAAACAAGAAGCTCTTCATTGATGTTGCAAAGACAAAGAAGCTTTCAGCTGAAGAAGCAGAACGCCAGTTCTACAATGGACTTGTTATTGACACTGGTACAGGAGTAGTGCTTCCAACAGGCTGTTCAGTTGCTTCTGGCGTTGCTTCACTCACAATTGGCAGTGATACTTACACAGCTTCAGCTGAATAATTGATATTTCAGGAGGTCTGAAATGGGAAAATTCGATTTCGAGGGCTGGATAACCAAGAACAATATTCGTTGTTCTGATGGTGCTATAATTCAGCAGAACGCATTTGCCCATTGCGACCGTATGACTGTACCTTTGGTTTATAATCATGATCATGATAGTCTTGAAAATGTTCTTGGACATTGCAGACTTGAAAATAGGCCAGAGGGTGTATATGGATATGCTAGTCTCAACGATACTGAAGCTGGCGAATTAGCTAGAAAGCTTATTCAGCACGGTGATGTAATGGGATTATCCGTATATGCAAATGGTATCAGACGCAATGGTGCAAACGTAACACACGGCGACATAAAAGAAGTATCGCTTGTGTTAGCCGGAGCCAATCCTGGCGCAAAAATTACACATGTTGACATGGCCCACGGTGAAGGGGGTTATGGTGAGGAGGTAGTTATGTCATTTATTGATGATGAATACGATTACATAGCCCACAGCGACAACCCGTTCGACTCGGCTATGGAAAAACTCACAGAAGAAGAGCAGAATGCTGTATATTCTGTAATCACAGCAGGCACCGTCGATGCACTCGCCGACTATGACGACGATGACGAAGAAGAGGATGATGACGACTGGGACGATGACTCAGACGATTACGAAGACTCTGATGACGATGACTGGGATGACTCAGACGATGATGAAGACTCTGATGACGATGACTGGGATGACTCAGACGATGATTCAGACGACTATGACGAAGGAGAAGATGGTGATATGATGCATAACATATTCGAAAACGACAACGAAGAATACGGAGTTCTCTCACACGAAGCCGAAGGCGAAATCATCGGCGACGCAAAGAGAATCGGTTCACTCAAAGAATCATTCATTCAGCACGCAGCTGAGTATGGTGTAGATGGAATTGAATGGTTATTCCCTGAAGTACATAACATCACACCTACACCGCAGTTTATTAAGCGTGACACTAACTGGGTGGATGATGTATTTAACGGCGCACACAAGACACCTTTCAGCAGAATTAAGTCAGTATTCGCTGATATAACTGAAGACGATGCTAGAGCTAAAGGTTATATCAAGGGAAAGTACAAAAAAGAAGAGGTATTCACACTCTTAAAGCGTACAACACAGCCTACAACCATCTATAAAAAGCAGAAGATGGACAAGGACGATATTATCGACCTCGCTTCATTCGATGCTATCTCATGGCTCAAGACTGAAATGAGAATGATGTTAAATGAGGAAATTGCACGTGCAATCCTCGTGGGTGATGGAAGAAATAACTCATCTGATGACAAGATTAACGAATCATGCATTCGTCCAATCTGGAAGGATGAAGACTTCTACACAATCAAGGCTGCTATCGAAATCGCTAACGATGACACAAATGCTGTAAAGACAAAGAAGATAATCGATGGAATCATCAGAAGCAGAAAGTTCTACAAGGGTTCAGGTAATCCGGCGTTCTTCACTACTGAAGATTTTGTTACAGACTGCTTACTTCTCGAAGATGGCATCGGTCATAAGCTCTATAAGAGTGTTAACGAACTCGCTACAACACTCAGAGTTTCAAAGATCGTTACAGTTGAAATTATGGAAGGTCTCCAGAGAACTGTTGACAGCAAGACACACGACCTCGTTGGTATTATCGTTAACATGAACGATTATACTGTAGGTGCAGATAAGGGTGGCGCTATCAATATGTTTGAAGATTTTGATATCGACTATAACCAGCAGAAGTATCTGATTGAAACCAGATGCTCAGGATCACTGGTTAAGCCTTTCTCTGCTATTGCTGTAGAAACAGTACCAACAGCAGGCTGATAACGGCTTAACCAGTGATC